GAAATAGATAAAAGAATAAGACTTGAATTCCCGCATAAATTTGGTAAAGTACAAACACAAACGACTTTAAAACCTACTCAAGTAGTTGCTTCGGCAAATAGAAGTAGTAAAACAGGTCGCAAAATTGTGAGACTCACACCTTCACAGATAGCAATTGCTAAAAAATTAGGTGTGCCACTTGAAGAATATGCGAAACAATTAAACACGAAGGAGATATAAGCATATGAGTAATGAAAACGAAAACAGAGCTTCTCGTGCGAGTCAGACTAGAGAAAAAGAAACTCGAAAAAAAGTCTGGACTCCACCGTCATCTTTAGATGCACCCCCTGCGCCGGCAGGATTTAGACACAGATGGTTAAGAGCTGAGTCTATGGGTTTTCAGGATACTAAGAACGTAGCAGGAAGATTAAGATCTGGTTACGAATTAGTAAGAGCTGATGAATACCCTGATTCAGATTACCCAATTGTCGAAGACGGCAAATACAAGGGAGTTATCGGAGTTGGTGGCCTAGTGCTCGCTAGAGTACCTGAAGAGATCGCAAAATCACGTGCCGAATACTATGCAAAGCAAGGTATGGAGCAAGATGAAGCAGTAAATAACGATCTACTTAAGGAAGAGCATCCAAGTATGCCAATCAATATTGATAGGCAGACTCGTGTAACTTTCGGTGGTACGAAGAAAAGCTAATATTTTAGTAATTCCTATCCAACGAATTAACTTATAAACTTAGGAGAAAAAAAATGGCAAATACAAACGCTGCTTTCGGATTGAAAGCAATCGGTAAAGTTGGTCAGAATAGAGACGCTCAAGGTTTATCTGAATATTCAATTGCTGCAAGCACAGCAGTTATCTATAACAGTGATCCAGTTGCATTAAGTGCAGATGGAGTACTAGTTAGAGGTACAGCAGGTGCTGACAATTATTTATTGGGTAGCCTTAACGGTGTTTACTACACTGATTCATCTACAGGTAAGCCAACATGGTCTAACTACTTAGCTGCATCTAATGCTGCTACAGATATCGTAGGCTTTGTGGCTGACGATCCTTACCAAAGGTTCGAAATACAATCAGCAGGAACACCAGCACAAACAAATGTTGGAAACTGTGCTGCTATTGTACTAAACGCTGGTGTTACACCAAACTGGGTTTCAAAAGCAACTGCTTCTGGAACTATGGCTAACACAGCAAATCAACTAAAAATTCTTGGTTTCGCAAAGACAGTAGGAAACGAGATTGGTCAATACGCTGACTTGGTAGTTACTATCGGTCAACACCAATTGAAACAAGAAGCGGGCATATAATAGAATAGGAGAATAATATTATGGCAATATCACGATCACAACTAGTTAAAGAACTAGAGCCAGGATTGAATGCACTATTCGGCCTGGAATATAAACAATACGAAAACCAACATGAACAAATCTATACGAAGGAAACTTCTGACAGAGCTTTTGAAGAAGAAGTAATGTTATCTGGATTTGGCAATGCGCAAGTTAAACCTGAAGGTTCTGGCGTTACTTTTGACAATGCTCAAGAGACATACACAGCTAGATACACTCATGAAACTATCGCTCTTGCATTTTCAATCACTGAAGAAGCGATTGAAGACAACTTGTATGACAGATTAGCTTCGAGATACACTAAAGCGTTGGCAAGAAGTATGGCACAAACAAAACAAGTTAAAGCTGTTAATCCTTTAATTCAAGGATTACCATCTACTAATAACTACAATTCTGGAGACGGTGTTTCTTTATTTAACACTGCGCATCCAACAATTGCAGGTACAGTAGCTAACACTTTAGCAACTCAAGCTGACCTTAACGAAACATCATTAGAGCAGTGTTTAATCGACATCGCTGCAATGACTGACGAAAGAGGTCTTAAGATCGCTGCAAAAGGAGTAAAAATGATTATTCCTAGTGAACTACAATTCACTGCAGAGAGATTAATGAAGTCTGCTCAAAGAGTTGGAACAGCTGACAATGATATTAACGCAGTTAAATCTATGGGAATGATTCCACAAGGTTACGTGGTTAACAATTTCTTAACTGATACAGATGCGTTCTACATCATTACAGATGTGCCTAATGGAATGAAGTACTTCGAAAGATCACCTATCAATACAAAAATGGAAGGTGACTTCGATACTGGTAACGTTAGATACAAAGCTAGAGAAAGATACTCATTTGGAGTTTCTGACTTTAGAGGTATCTTCGCATCAGAAGGTGCTTAATTCTTAAGCAAAATATAATGGAATGGGTCCTTTACTGGACCCATTCTTTTTGATAGAAAGACATATACCCATGAAAACTTTTCGTATTAAAATCAGATCTAGAGGATACTTTTGTGAATTCACAGTTGAATGTGAAGACAGCAGTCAAGCATTAGAAAATGCTATAGTTGACAAACTAGGAAAAAATGATATAGTATGGGAAGAATCAAAGTTTTATAGTTTAAGTAAAACTTGGTTGACCTATGAGGAGGTTAATGATGCAAACACATGTTCAATCCCTTTACAAACAGAAGAGGGGTCTAGAACTAAAGTGGGAGCAGCACTATAACGAAGAGGGTAGATACACTCTCGATATGGTTAAGATTGATAATAAAATAAAAGAAGTTATTAATCACATTAAACTAGCAGAAGCAAGACAAGCTACTTTAATGAATAAAATAGAAGACGCTGCACCTGAAGTTTCAGTAGCTACTTAGTAAAAACGCTACTACATTACTGGAAACGAACACTCCATAATAAGATCTCTTGCACTCTTTACAAATTTCAAGTATAAATCAATCACTATACAATAAAATTCTGCATAGACGAGTATAGTCGACGGCCAAGAGACTATGTAGAAATAACTTGGAGGATAATACAATGGCACAAACTACTTTTTCAGGTCCAGTTATTTCTGATAACGGTTTCCAAGTTTCAGCAAGTGGCGGCGGAGTAACTTACCCTGCATACACTTTAGCTACTTTACCTACAGCAACTGCTGGTTTGGTAATTTATGTTTCTAATGCTAATTCAAGCGTTGGAACTATTGCATTCGGTAATGGTACGAATTTCATCGATATCAAAACTGGATTAACAGTAGCATAGTTAATTATAGAGCTCCTTCGGGAGCTCTTAAAATATTAGGAGAAAAAAATGGCAAGTAAAGGCGATATACAAGCAGTAAGATCAACAGCCGCAGCAGGAGCAACAGCAATAGTTGCACAACCAATAAGATTAAGAGGTGTTATAATCGCTTCTGATGGTGTTGGCGCAGGTGTTTTAGAACTAAGTACTACTTCAAATGCTGGAGCAACTTTATTTATTGGAGATGTTCCAAGTGGAGATGTAATTAATCTTTCATTTCCGGAAGATGGAATTTTATTTCCAAAAGGTATTTATTGTAAAACTAAAACTAATGTTGCAGCTTATACATTATTAACAGATAAATTTTCTGGACCGAATTTAACAGCAAATTAGGAGGTTAGATGGCTAATACTACCTCGGGAACAACTGTTTTTGAAAAAGGTTTTTCTATTTCAGATATTATAGAAGAAGCCTATGAAAGAATCGGCATACAAGGTGTATCTGGATACCAATTAAAAGGTGCTAGACGTTCTTTAAACATCATGTTTCAAGAATGGGCAAATAGAGGTTTACACTATTGGGAAGTTGCAAATAATTCTTTAACCCTGGTTCAAGGTCAAGCTGTTTATACTATGTATAGATCAACAGCTGATGGTACATCGGACGCTACAGCCATTTATGGTGTTGATGATATATTAGAAGCTTCTTATAGAAACTCATCTAGTGTTGATACTCCACTTACAAAAATAGATAGATCTACGTATCAAGGATTATCAAATAAAACTTCACAAGGAACTCCATCTCAATATTTTGTACAAAGGTTCATTGATAAAGTTACAATAACTTTATATCAAACACCGGGTGCATCTGAAGCAGGTAATTTTATTAATTACTATTATGCAAAAAGAATTCAAGATGCTGGAGCATATACAAATGATGCAGATGTTCCATACAGATTTGTTCCTTGCATGTTAGCTGGTTTAGCTTATTATTTAGCAATTAAATTTTCACCAGAGAGAATACAAAATTTAAAATTATTATATGAAGATGAATTAAACAGAGCTTTAACTCAAGACGGTTCTTCATCTAGTACTTTTATTTC